TAGCCGCCCGCGTCAAACGGGTTGCGGGTGATGGTCATGGGGGAACTCCGGGGCAAAAGGATAGGGGGGAAGGAAATGGGTTGCGGTGGCCTGCGTGAAACGCTGTGCGACGCTTCGTGCGCGGCAAGGTGCTGGCCGCGGCGTTAACCGCGCGAGGCGTTGAGCAAGGATCAAGCCTGATCGCGTGGTATGATCCCGATGGCGGTGAGCTGGCTGTGCTTAGTGGCGGTCTTGGCTGCGTCATCGACCGTAGCGTCAAACACCAGTGCCGCTTTTGAGACGATGGTGGGGCCGCGCATGATAACCAACCCTGCCGCGTCGGCGGATGTGGCATCAGCTGGATAGAGTAGAACAGCCGCTGCGGTCTGCGCACCATCCGTGCCACCTGAGGTCGCAAGCTTGTATTTGCCGCTGGCGGTAATCCGGCCGAGCACGGCGCCAACGGGATAGGTGGCGCCCGCCAGCAGGGTGATTGTTTCGCGGGTGAAGTTTGGGTTGAGCTCATATTTCAGCACATCGCCTATGCTGGGAGGCTTTCTGAGAACATTCATGTCGTGGATCCTTGTGGTCAGGAGATAAAAAGAAATCCCCCACCGGGGAGGAACGGCGGGGGATCAGGTGGCTGGGCGTCAGGCTCTGAGCGTGGCGTTTCAGTGCCTACTGCCAGCTGAGGCGGCCTTCTTCGCGGCAGCCACAATCGGGCTTTCAGTAGGTTTGGGGAGAACGTGAGAGGCTGGCGCGGCGACGATGTCGCGGGCATCAGCTGCAGTGGCTGCGCGTTGTAGCACCTGTGTGCGCAGAGCCTCGGGTGCTGTACCGTCACGAAGGGCTTTTGCTGCATCGATTGCGATACCAAGGCGCCCTGCTTGCGCCGCGATCTCGGCAATCTCTGCCGCGGCCTCGCGCAACTGCGCTGTGAGTGCTGCCAGATCGCCAGTCGCTGCGGCAACAGGTGCGGATGACGCAGATGGCGCGGGGGCCCGTTCAACTGACGATGCAACTGAAGAGGTCGGTGTCTTGCGCGCTGCAGGCGTGGTGGGTACCACCATGTCAACATCAGCGGCTGGCGTAGAAAGATCAGTATCATCTTGATCATCCAGCTTTGCGTAATCGACATCCTCTGGCGGCGTGTTTTCGGTGTCAGGCGTATGGGCCATGGTGGTGTCCTTTCGGGTGATGGGTTGGGTGACTGATTGGCGGGCTGATGCAGTGGTTGAACGCGTCATCATGGATACGGGCCGACTTCCCACGGCTTGCCGAAAGGCGCCGAAGCCACGTGTGAGATCGATGACTTCATCGGCGAGGCCCGAAGCCACAGCATCCGTCCCGCGGTAGGTTGCGGCCTCGGTCGCCAGCGCTGCCTTCTGGCTAAGCTGACCGCCGCGGCCGGCAGCAACAGTTTCTGCGAAGAGGAACCGCAGGACGTCTATTTCTCGCTGGATATCGTCCCGCACCGCTTCGGGCAGTGGCTCGTAAGGATTGCCCTCAACCTTGTGCTGTCCGGAATGGATCAGGGTTACGCGCATTCCATCCTGATCCAGCTGGCCGCTCAGATCAGCATGCATCACGACAACGCCGATGCTCCCGACCGCACCGGTCCGCGGCAGCAGGATGCGATCAGCTTGGCTGGCCAGCGCGTATCCCGCCGAGAAGGCATGTTCTGCGACAAAGGCCCAAACCGGCTTGCTGCCCCGAATGGCCCGAATGCGATCTGCGAGATCAAAGACGCCAGCGACCTCACCGCCGAAGCTGTCGATGTCCAGCGCAATACCGCGCACGGCCGGATCATTTGCCGCCGCCTCGATTTGGGCTGCGATCCCCTCATAGCTGGTCTGGCCCGACGACTGGCCGATCCAGCTGCCGCGATGGATCAGCACGCCGGCGATCTCGATCACAGCGATGCCATCTACAACTGAGTAGGGTGCATCGCCATGTTGCTGCAGGCGCTCGGCGAGGTTTCCGGTGAGAATGCTGGCGCGGGCGGGCAGGGCATTGGTGCCATCCAGCGCGCCATCGTATCCGGCCATCTCGAGCTGCCGCCCAAGGATGCGCGGCCCAAGGCCGGACAGAAACGCCATGGCTTTGGAGGGCTCAACAAGCAGTGGCGTGTTGAACGCGCGCGCGGCAATGCGGGCGTGGAGCATCAGGATTGGTCCTTGGCTTGGCTTGGCATTTCTAATCCTCGTGTGGTAAGGAAATAATGAAATATGTAAGGAATGCGCAGATGCATGAATCGACGGTGACAGTAAAAGGCCAGACTACCCTTCCGAGGGATGTCCGGTTTGCGCTTGGGCTGACCAGCGGGGACAAAGTGCGGTACCTGATCCTTGATGGTGAGGTGCGCATCCTGAAGGCCCGCTCTGTCAAAGAATTGCGGGGCATCCTGTCGAGGCCCGGCCAGAAGCCCGTCCCCTTGGAGAAGATGGAAGAAGCGATTGAAGCCGGTGCACTGGATAGCGCGGATAACGCTCAATGATCGCGCTCGATACCAATGTCCTGGTCCGCTTTTTGGTTCAGGACGACCCGCTTCAGGCACAGTTGGCCACAAAGCTAATCGACCAATTGACAGACGACGCGCGGGGTTTCGTCAGTCGCGAGGTCTTGATTGAACTTGTTTGGGTGCTTGAGCGTGGCTACCGGCTTGGCCGGGCCGAGATCGCCGTTGCTCTTGATGGTTTGCTGTCAGCAACTGAGCTGGACATCGAAGGCTCCGATGAAGTCGCGCCTGCGATTGAACTCTACCGTAACGATGGATTTGGCTTCGCTGACCTGATGATTGCCGCGGCTGCCAGGCGGGTCGGCGCTGTGGAATTGGTGACCTTCGATCAAAAAGCCGCGCGCTTGGCTGGTGTCCGCCTCATTCAGGGCTGAACTTCACTATCCTTTCCCTTCTGTGGTGGTTGGTCGGTCTTCGGAATCAGGATCCTCGGTTTCAACGATGTCTAACCCGGTTGGCACTTCCTGCACGCCCTGAGCAGGAGAGCCCGGCCGGCGGAAGTCGAGGCCGAGCGCGCGCTCGCGTTCTCGTTCGGCCGCGATTTCGCGATCAACCTGTTCGGCGTCATAGCCACGCTCGGCGATGGCTTGGGTGCGGGATTTCAGCCCCGCTTCGATCGAGGCGATTTCAGCATTGGCGTCTTTGAGCGGATCGACCCAATCCCATTTCGTAGGCAGCCAATCCGCAGTGAGTAGCTGCACGCGGTTCGCCTCATAGCCGGGCAGGGCGAGAGCACCGGAGAGCACGGCCGCATCCATCCATCGCGCATAAACAGGGCGGCAGAGCTGATAGACCATGACGGAATGCTGCCAGGCTGAGACACGGCGGCGGAATTCGATCAGGGCGAGCCGTGAGTTCGAGAAGTTTCCCTTGACCATGTCATTGGCGATGTAGGGGTAGGGGATGCCAAGTGCGGCCGATATCTGTAATATGGTCCGATACTGGAATGGCTCATAAGTGCCACCGCTGTCAGCAGGCTGGCCCACGGTTACATCTTCACCCGGATCCAGCCGGACAATCTGGCCGGGGCTGATTTCCACCCCGGCAGGCATGTCATCATCATCGGCAGGGGCAAGGGGGTTCTCCGGCGCAGGCGAGGTGACAAACATTGCATACATTGCCGCGACCTTCTTCCGGTCCAGTTCAGCATCGTCGTACTGATCGAGCAGGAACAGCTTCACGATGGCGGGCGCCAGTTTCGACACACCACGTAGCTGGCCGCCCTCGACGGGGTCGATCACGTGGATGACCTCAGATGCGGGCACGCGAACAATCTCTCCCGCGAGGCCCGGATCAGTGCTGTCATTAGGATGGCGGCGGAAAAAGTGATAAGCCACGCGCCGTCCGATGCGGTCGAACTCGATGCCCTGCCGGATGGCATTGCCGTTCGCGGCGATCCCCGTCTGTTCCAGCGGCAACATCTCCGCAGGCAACATCTGCAGCTGGAGGGGGACGGTCAGCCCATCGCCTGGGCGGCGCATGCGTATCCGGAAGAACACTTCGCCTGCCAGAAACACCTCGCGCGCGGCGCGGCGCTGCAACCCGTAGAAGTCGGTCAGCCCCTCCGCATCAGCCTCGTCGGTCCAGGCAAGCCACAGACGCTGCAGCTCTTCCTTGCGCACCGCATCCCCGATTTTTGATATCGGCTTGATCCCATCGCCCACGGTATTGGCAGCCCAGCTTTCCACAGCGTTGACGGCATAGCCGTTATTGCGCACCAGCCAGCGCGCGCGGGCGGTGATATCGGGTCCGGAGGCTGCAATAAGCGCATTCACATGCGCGCGTGTGGCCTGGAACCCGCGCAGGCGACGGTGGTGCTGGCCTGCATCGAAGCCTCCGATAAAGGCACCAAGGCGCTGCCGCCAGTTCATCACAGGTCCTTCACGGCATAGGGACGCAAGATGCGCCCAGCGCCGCGTTCCAGCTTGGCGATGCGCCGTTCGATATCTCCGATCGCGGCCGCGAGTTCGGCATCTGAGCCATAGGTCACGGTCTTGCCGTCGTAGCTGACCGACCGCGTACCGCTATAGCGCGCGGCCAGCAGTGCGCTGTGGCGGGATTTGAGTTCATCGAGGGTCATGAGAGTTCCGGTTATTCCATGTATCTGGGCGTGCTGATCTTCCAGCCGCGCCGCCGGGGGCCGCTGATGCGCCCCGCTTGAGGTTCGGTCGTTTTCTCGGTCTCAGCGATTTGCGTGATGGCCGCCGTTTCCACGCCCACTTGCTTCTCCAACTGCCGCCACATCCGCTCGTCGAAGCGGTCCGCGCCAAGGATCCACGCGGCCGCGCGTGCATAAACGCGGGTATCCAGCGCCTCATTGCGTTCGCGCAGCTTTTGCCATTCCTGGCGAGCAAAGCCGCGCTTATTGCGCACGGTGACCAGCTGTTCGCCCACGAGCTGCTTGAGCCATTCGCTATCCACCCAGTCGGGCAGGTGGATCGTGCCTGCCGGATCAGGCACACCAAGCGCACGATCTTCATTGCTGGGCCGCTCGATGCGTAGATAGCGATAGGTCTCGGCCTTGAAGGTGGCTGTGGCCACCGTCCAGAGCCGCGCGCCGCGTTTCAGTTTCCGTCCGTTCACCGTCGCATCGACGAAGGTTGGCCCTGAGACAGGCGTGGCGCGGTTGAACCCTTCCAAGCCTTTCACGGGGGCGACTTGCGCAATGCCCTGCTTGCGCGCCCAGGCATAAACAGCGGCGGACTCGTAGCCAGTGTCGATCGCCAGCTTCGCCAGTGTCATGATCGCACCGTTCTGATGCGTCCATGTC